TTCTTGCTACGATTAACTTCGCTTCGCAAGATATTTATAAGACTACTCAGCGTGGTGCTGGTAGTTGGTTGCTTTGCGCCCCAGTAGTGGCTACTATACTTGAAACTGCTTCCCGTCTAACGGGTGGTATTGAAAAGTCTGACGCACCTACTAACTTCTCTCCTGGTTCTATTCAGTACCGTGGTAAGTTTATGGGTCGTTATGACCTGTATGTAGACCCTCTCTACCCTGAAGGTGAGATTCTTATGGGTTACAAGGGCTCTGGTCCTATGGATGGTGGGTTTATTTATGCCCCGTATATCCCGTTCCAGGCACTACCAACCATTACGGACCCTGAAAGCTTCCAGCCCAGAAAGGGTATCCTTACTCGTTACGGTAAGGCAGCAGTTTCTCCTGCTTCCCGTTTCTATCGTATTATTAGAATTGTCGGTACTGGTGGTCTTACGATCCCGTTTGAGAATGTCTAGTAATTGATTGTTAAAAATAAGCCCACTTCTCTTTTTTGGGGAAGTGGGCTTATTTTTTATTTAGTAACCTATATATAGATATGGTATATAAATACAGAAGTACTTGTAGGTTCCCTATTTTAATTATGGTAAATAATGAATTACTTACCATAAGACCTAACCAAGTCATAGAATCAAATGAGTATCTTAATTACACTATTCTTAAGAAGATAGAAAACATAAAACCTAGACCTCAAAAATCTAGAAAAAGTAAATCAGAGGTGAAAAATGGCAACCGTAGTAATCCCTAATGTTACTGGGTATGGAAATAGTTTTTCTAATGTTGCAAGTAAGTCCATAGGGGACCAATCCTCCCCTGATACACAAGAAATAGATCTTGATAATTTAAATAAGTCTAAACAATCTAGCATTATAGAATTTACAGATTTTGAGCAGCAAATTAAAGATTATGTTTTAGCTAGTTTAGGACACCCAGTAGTCCGTGTTGAATTAAATGACCATCAGCTTAAAATTTGTATAGATGAAGCTGTTACTGAGTTGGATTATCATGCCCCGCAATTAACTAGACAATTTGTGGCATTTCATACAAATAGTGGTTATAATCTTTATAAAATTCCTCAATACATATTAAGAAATTTAGTATATGTTACATTTAAGAAAACACTTCTTAGTATACAGTCACAGGCAGGTACTCTTGAATTTGATTTCTTTATTAAATATTTCCAAGATAACTATTTATTTGATGGTTTATCAATAGGTGATTACTATCTTTTACAATCAACTTTAGAAACTACTAGAAGAATACTTGGTCAAGATGGTGGTTGGGATGTTATTAATGGACAATATTTACAACTATACCCAAAACCTTCTGTAGATGATGTAGCTATATTAGAATATAGAGCATTAAATTCTTCAACTATGACCCCTAAGATGCGTAACTGGATACAAAAGTATACTACTGCCTGTGCTACTCAACTTTTGGGGCAAGTTAGAGGTAAATTTAAAGTAGTTCCTGGTCCTGGGGGTGGGACTCAGCTTAATGGAGATTCTTTAATACAGCAGGCAATTGAAAGTAAAAAATCTCTTAAAGAAGAACTAATAAATGAAGTAGAAGAACCGCCCATGTTCACTACTGGATGATAATTAAAATAATGTCAAGAAGATTTAAAGTTAACAGGCAGATGCAAGATCTTCCTAAAGTGGAGGGGGCAACCCCCTTATCTTTTTATGATCCTGATAACCCTGATGTTAATTTATTTAATCTAGTGGATGATGAGATAATTAGAATCTCTGGTTCACCTTTACACTATTTTAAACAACTTGTCAATGAGGATTATGATGAGGTATATCTAGAGTCTTCAAGAAAACCTATTGTATCAGAGCCTTTAACAGTTCATGCTTATTACGAACCCTCTATTGTGGAAGAGGTTCTCTCAAACTTCGGTATAGAGCTTACAAATGACCAATCATTTGTGTTTAATAAATCGTATATTGAATCTACTTTGGGAAGAACCCCTAAAGTAGGAGATCAACTTAAACCATACTTCCAGAACCAAAAATATGAGATTAGTGAGGTACAGGAAGATGGGTTTGAGATGTATGGTGTTTACCATTTAGTATGCACTGCTAAACTTCTTCGTGATGATGAAGATACTCTTAACCAAGAAGTGTCTGATGTTGCTGATGAAATTGGGGGGTACTTAGATATTGAATAATTCATTTAAAGAATACGCATACGACATTAATAACATAGAAATGACTAAAAAATCCCCAGAGTTTTATGGTAGATCCTATTTTACTGATAGAATTGATAAAATGATGTCTGATATGAGGATGTCCTCTGTATTTTATAAAGAGGTTCTTAGAAGTCTTTTATCATCTATGAAGTTATCTTATATTGATGATCAATCAGATTATAAAGAAGTAAAATTGCATCATGGTCGCCAAGAGAGGATTATTGCAAAGAAGTTTCAAGAAAATAATTTAATTTTACCATACTCTACGATATATCAGTCATCTGTTAGTGAGGATTCTGATAAACGCAGAGCGTGGGGATTATTGCAAATGAGTAAACAGTGGGATGATGCTACTCAAAGGGCTCAACGGGTAGTTTCTTATGTTGATATTCCTGTAAAAATAGAGTATACCTTAAGTATTTGGTCTAAGTACATTTCACATTTGGATCAGTTATCTTCCCAAATAAGGTCAAAATTCAACCCACATAAAAATCTTATAATTAAGGACACTAATATATTAAAATGCTACCTTTCCTCTGAGGAGGATATATCTAGAACGGATATTTCTGATAAAGAAGAAAGACTTCTTAGAAAGTCTTTTATATTAGAAATTCAAGGATATATACCAAGTCCTAAATTTTTATTAACTAATACTGGTAAAATTATAAGTATTAATACGGATTTTTGGATTTAAAATAACAAAAAAGAGTTCCTAGACCCCCTAACTAATATAGGAGAAAAATGAAATCAATAACAAACACTTCTCTACAGACTTTTGAGATATATTTAGACTACCCTGTTGGGGTTAAAACTATATTTCTAAAACCTCACGAAACGATTGTTGTGCCGCCTGGGAGCATTTCTAGGCAATGCATGATAATGAGTAAAAGAAAAATTCTTACAATTAAATCAGTATAAGGAGATTATAAATGGCAAATTATGTAAGCCCTGGAGTATATGTACTTGAAAAAGATACTAGCGACTATCCCGCAGCAATTAACCCTAGTGTTGTAGGTATAGTAGGTTTTGCTTCTAAAGGTCCTGTTAACAAAGCGACCTTGATTACAAATGGTGAAAGATTGGTTTCTGTGTTCGGTCTCCCTGATGAGGATATAGTTGGACAAGGTTTAGAGGGATCTCTTGAGATTCTTGAAGCAACCAATTCCCTATATTTTGTAAGATCTGCATCTGGGACTGCCGCTGACGCTAGTTCGTATGTAGCAATGGGCGCTTGCCCAGCAGTAGCTATGTCTTCTTCCATAGGCGTGGGCGAAACATCTTCTATTCTTGTGGTTGTTAAGGATCATACGGGTGCTACTAAACTTAGCAAAACTTTTAGTGTACCCTCTGGTTCGGTTGACACTACAACGGCCCTTAAAGCTGTTATGGGAGGTGATCCAACCAATGCGTCTAAGGTGTCTGTATATGATTTTGGCGGGTCTGCTGTGCTTGTAGGAGGCTTTGCTGGCTCTGGGGCGAGTATCCAGGTTAGTGGCGGGGCATCAGGGTTTAATGGCTTGAATCATAGTGGGGTTGCCGATGGCCCTGATGCGTCTGATGTAACTGCAAGCGGAATTGAGTTTGATACTTCATCGGTAGCGTACCTACTGCAAAGTGTTTACCCTGGTGCTGGTTATAATTACGCTATTACTAATGCAGGCGTAGAAACTGGAAACTCCGCATCTGTGACCACTGCTGGTGGAACAGTAGGCACTCTTAATATCCTACAGGATGGGGTAGCCGCAGAGAGTTTTCAGGTTAACTTTGTTGCAGGCGAAGACTTTATTGAAACAAAAATTAATGTCGGTTCAGATAACCTTAAGTCTAATATTATAAAAGGTAATATTGTAAATGGGGTGGATGATATTACCGTAACCGCTTTGCCTACCTTCTCAGACAAACTTGATACGCTTGTTGGTACAGGAACTTGGACAGGATCACAAGGCTCTGCTAGTTTCGCTGATGGAAACCCTCCTTTTGTAAAATTAGTGGCTCAAACTGGTAGTAAACTTTCTGGTGGTACTAACGGCATCCCAGCAGCAACCGATACAGATGATATAAATACTCTTTTAGTAGGAGCGTCTACTGATTCTGGAAAAACTGGTATGCAAGTTCTTGATAATGATCTTTTAAACTTATCAATGGCTGCTGTTCCTGGTGTAACTAATGATGCCGTTCAGAACGCTTTAGTTACTCTTGCTGAAGGTACTAAGGAATTCCTAGCAGTGCTTTCACCTCCTTATGGAGTAGGTAGTGTGCAAAATGCTATTGATTGGTCTAACGGTCTTTCTACTGAAAGATCATCTGCTATTAATAGCTCATATGCTACTCTTTACTGGCCTTGGGTTAAAGTTTTCAGTACATTTGACGGTGTAGATCGTTGGTATGATCCCTCTATTTACGGT